TTTGCGCTGGTGCTTGGCAGAACGTTTGATGCCTCAATATGGTAAATCTTCACAAACTCAAATTAGTATGATTCAGGGTTTCGCTGCACAAGCGAAGGCCACTGTAAAAAGGACTAATATGAAGCCATTGCAAGTTGCTCGTTATCCTGATGCTTTGCTGGTTGGACGCAGCAAGGACGCGGGCTGGATCCTTTCTGGGGGCTTCATATAGAAACCAATTAGGTGTAAAATAAGACTTTTACAAAAGGAGTCTTTATGCCAAGTGGTCACTATCAACGTAAACCTTTATCTGAAGAACACAAAAGAAAAATTTCTGAATCTAACAAAGGTAAAGCAAAAGCACAAAATGCTGGATGCAAGCCAAATGATGTTACAAGTTTGTGGGCAAAGGTTGACAAAAAATCAAACGATGAATGTTGGCCTTGGTTAGGTCAAATAACTGAGAAAGGATATGGCAGAGTTAGATTTCAAGGTGGAAGATATTACGCACATAGAGTTATCTTTTGGCTTGAATTCCCAAATGAAATCAATCTTGCTGCTCCAAAAGTAGATAGAGATACACAAGGGTTTTTGTTGCATAAGTGCGACAATCCAATTTGTTGTAACCCATCTCACTTGTTTGTTGGAAGTCAGTTAGACAACATTCGTGACAGGGATAGTAAAAATCGACATGCCGACTTTTCTGGTGAAAAGAATCCAAACAGCAAATTTAGCAAAGAACAAGTGCAACAAATGAAACAAGAAAAAGAAAACGGTAAAACAGCAGTTGCTATTGCTAAAGAACATGGCGTTAGCTATTCTTGTATCAAAAGACTTTTAAGAGGGGTCACATACAATGGCTGACTTCGGTTTCGTTGGGCCTAGTTACACTTCGCCTTCTATCTATCAGGAAAGTCAAGAGTGCATTAATTTCTTTCCTGAAATTGACCCGTTAAAACAGCCTGGCACTCATGGTGTCGTGGCTCTTTATCCTACGCCTGGACTTACTTTGAAGGCAGTTTTGCCTAACACGCAAGAAGTCCGTGGGATGCACACTGTTTCTGGTGGCTCACAAATGGTTGTGGTGTCTGGCCCGTATGTTTACGCGCTGACTTCTGACTTAGTGCCTTCTGTTATTGGTACTTTGAATTCATCTGCTGGTCAGGTGCGAATTACTGATAACGGCGTAAACGTTTACTTGGTAGACGGTGCTTATCGCTACACATGGCGCATTTCTAGCCCTGCCAATGCTGTGTTTACTGGTTCTGTGTCTACCACTACCCTGACCGTTTCAAGCGTGTCTAGCGGCACTTTAGCAGTTGGTCAGTCGTTGTATGGCGTTGGCGTTACCAATGAAACTGTGATTACCGCTTTGGGTACTGGCACTGGTGGCGCAGGTACATATACGGTCAACATTTCGCAAACTGTAACGGCTAGAAGTCTGAATTCCACAGCCACAGGCGCTAAGTTCACAGCCACAATTGCTGGCACGACGATGACTGTTTCTGCCGTAGCGACAGGAACAATTTACGTTGGTCAAACAATTCAAGGTGCTGGCGTAACGGCTGGAACTGTTGTTACTGCTTTGGGTACTGGTACTGGTGGAACTGGAACTTACACGATAAGCGTGGCAAGTACGGTTGCTGTTGGCGAAACCATGTACGCAATTAACTTTTCTGTTTTGCCATCTACTGATGGTGCGTTTAGCGGTGCTAACACCGTTGACGTAATGGACAACTACATTGTTTACAACAATCCTACAACGCAGCAATGGGGGTCTACTGACCTTCTTTCGCCTATCTCGCCTCAGACTAGCTATTCATTAAAAGATGGCGCTCCTGACGATTTGGTGGCTTTGATTGTTGACCACCGTGAAGTCTATTTGTTGGGCGAAGTTTCTTCGGAAGTATGGACTGACGTTGGCGCTGTGCCGTTTCCGTTCCAGCGCATCCCTGGCACTTCTACCCAACACGGTATTGCTGCACCTTTCTCTTTGTATCGTTTGGGTGATTCGTTTGCTTACGTTTCTCGTAACAATCGTGGTCAAGCTCAAATCATGCAAATGCAAGGCTATAAGCCTGCCCGTATTTCTACTCACGCTGTTGAGAACACATTGGCTAACCAATACGTTGATGACGCTATTGCTTGGACTTACCAGCTTGAAGGCCATGAAGTTTATGTCGTGACGTTTCCAACGTTGCAGCTTACATGGGCTTACGACATTGCAACGCAAATGTGGCACAAATGGCTTTACACGGCTGACGATAATTCTTACCAGCGTCACCGTGGCAACTGTTGCGCTGTATTTCAAGGAATGGTTCTTGTTGGCGACTATGAAAATGGTCGCATCTATGAACTGGACAAAAAGAACTACACCGATAACGGTCAAAACGTTCGCAGATTGCGCCGCGCACCGCATTTGGTAACAGACTTTCAACGCCAATACTTTGATGAGTTGCAGATTCAGTTCCAGCCTGGCGTTGGAACGACTGGATTGTCACAACCAACAGGCGACATTTTCGTAAATTCACCATTGATCATTTACGCAAATGCCAATTTTGTGATTGGACCGCTTCAAGAGTTTGTGATTGGTCTTCAAGCCGCTGTAAACAACTTGACAACAACAACAAACCCACAGGCTATGTTGCGTTGGTCTAATGATGGCGGTTCTACATGGACCAAATACTATAATGTTTCCATTGGTCAAATGGGACGTTTTAAGAATCGTGCTATTTGGCGCAGACTTGGAATGGCGCGTGATCGTGTCTTTGAAGTTTCAATCACTGACCCTGTAAATGCAGTCATTGTTTCGGCCAACTTGAAAGCAAGTGAAGGTGAAAATTAATGGCAAATGGACTCTATAGTTCGCCGCAAGTTAACCCTTATCCACAAAGCGAATTTTTGGATGGGGCTACAAAACGCCCGACTCGGGCATGGCAACAGTTCTTTTTGAATTTGTTGAACTTTTCATCTGCGACAACTGCCACGACTGGCTCTGCAACGTTGCCAGCGCAGCCGGTTGGTTTCATTAATGTAACTGTAAATGGGAAGCCTTTTAAGGTTCCTTATTACAATCCTTAAATGAAAATTTATCGTATATCTCCAGATCAAATTGCTCAAAGATGGGTTGACATTGAACCTTTCATTAAGGAATCTTTGATTCATTCTGGTGGAGATTTCACTATTGATCAAGTAAGACTCTATCTTTCTTCAGGTCAATGGTTAACGATTGGCGTTTTTGATGAAAAAATGATTGGGGTTGTTTGTATCCAGTTTACAAATATGCCAAATGATCGTGTTGCGTTTATTACGGCAATTGGCGGTAAAAACATCACGAATTCGGACACTTTTAACCAATTTCAGACTATCTTAAAGGCGCATGGTGCGACTAAAATACAAGGTGGTGTGAGAGAATCAGTCGCAAGATTGTGGCGCAGATTGGGTTTTAATCAACGTTACATCTTGGTGGAGCATAAATTATGAAATACAACGCTTTTTTCGGTGAACTGCCAATCAATGCTTTTAAGCCTATTGGCGGCAGAATGACGCTTGAGGGCGGTGGTAATCCTATTTCTGCGGTCACTGATGCAGTTTCTAACGTTGTTGGCGGTGCCGTTAACACTGTTGAGGATTTAGGCGCTGGAATTGATAGGACTGTTCGTGATGTAGTGCCAGGCGGTTGGACCGGCGCTGCTTTGCTTGCCGCTGGCGCTTATTACGCTCCTGAAATTGGTGCTTGGATTGATCAAAGTGGAGCCGTTGTGCCTGGTTCTGCTGGCGTTGCTCCAGAAGCTGCTGCTAACATTGCTCCTGAAATCGCTGCTTTGCCTGCTGGTTCTGCTTATGTTGCTCCCGAAGTTACAACGCTTGGCAATGTTGCAGGAACAACCGAAGGAATGGCTAGTGGAACTTCTGCTGCTGATATGGCCGCTGGATATACAGGCGGTGGTATTTCAGCTACGCCTGGCGCTGGCTTAGACCTTGCGGCAACAACTGGTGCGCCAAGTTTGGCTGCTGGTACTGGAACAAGTCTTGCTGAGATGGGTGGTGCTCAAGGTCTTAGCACTTTGGGTGCTGCTGGTGGCGTCTTGGGTGCTGAAGGATTGACTAGCGGATTGTCTAATGCTGGCACTGCCGGTATAGGTGCAGGATTAGGTTTAGGCTCTGCTGCGGCTGCTAATAATGCTGGTGCTGCTTTGACTTCTGCTGGTATTGGTGCAGGAACTGGCGCTGCTGCTGCTGGCGCTGGTACATTGACTGGAAGCGCATTAGGTGACATGGCTGCAATCAATGCTGGTTCTGGTTTGCTTGGTGGTTACTTGTCTTCAACAGCATCAAAAGAAGCTGCACAAATTCAAGCTGATGCAGCCGCAAAAGCACTTGCACAACAACAAGCAAACTTCAATACCATTAACGCTCAACAGGCCCCATATCGTGCGTCTGGGTACGGTGCGTTGAATCAATTGGCTAATTTGGGAAGTGGTTCCACAACTCAATACGATGCAAACGGTAATCCAATCGGAAACACGACCGGCGCATCTGATTATCTGACACACCAATTTAATGCTGCTGACTTGAAAGCCGGTTTAGCGCCTAACTACGACTTCATGTTGCAGCAAGGTCAAATGGCTAACCAACGCGCTGCAAATGCAAGTGGTGGTGCTTTGGGTGGTAATGCGTTGCAGGGTCTGAATACTTACACGCAAAACTATGCAGGTAACGCATATCAAAACGCGTTTACCAATTATCAGAATCAACGCAGCAACATTTACAACACATTGGCAGGCATTGCAGGCATTGGTCAAACTGGTCAATCGGCAACAAATGCAGCCGCAACAAATGCAACAAATGCAGCATCTCAATTAGGTGTTGGTAGTGCTGCGGCTCAAGCTTCGGGTACTGTTGGCAGCGCTAATGCGTACACCAATGCGATTAACAACGCTACAGGTAACTACACATTGGCTTCATTGTTGAATCAACGTGGAACTGTTCAGGCTCCCGTATAAGGAAAAATAATGGCAGATTATCAATTCAACACAAACCTTGGCCCTAATGTTCAACAGGGGACAAATCTTGCTGACATGATTAACACGGCGCGAGGCATCCAAGCCTATCAACAGTCACAAGAAATCAATCCTTTGGCCATTCAAAAGGCTCAAATGGAGATTCAACAAGCTAAACAAGTTAATCCATTGGAAGTTCAAGCCAAACAAATGGCTATTGAACAAGCTGGAAAGATTAATCCTTTGGCTGTTAAAAAAGCTGCTGCTGAAACGGGTACATCTGAATTAAATTTAAGTGCAACACAGACTGCGGCGTTGTATGGTTTAGCAGGTGGTATTCTGAATGACCCAAGAATTCAAAAAGGTGACAAGAAAGAAGTAATGAGTGCTTTGAAAGAAGCCGAACAACGCACTTCAACTTTTGGAATTCCAAAAGAACTTGTTAATGGTGTTTTTGGTCCTTTATACGCTCAAGCTGAAAAAGGTCATGGAACTATCAAACAAGTAATTGGCAATATTGTTCAAAGTGGTCTTGGCGCTACTGGTCAACAAGCTTTGCAAACGCCTCAACTTGTTAACGGTCCTGCCGGTGCTCCTGCTACTTATCAATCTGGTTCTGGAACTATTCGAGAAGTTGGCATTAATTCTCAACAGCCTCAAGTCGGTCAACCTCAAATTGTTCAACCACAAGGAGTCACATCTACGCAAATGGGGTTGCAATATCCTGTTCGTAAAGCTGGTGATGTGCGTCCTGTATTGCCCAATGAAGTTGCTGACGCCGAGCGTGGCGCAAAGTATCGTAATGATTTGACAACACGACAAACAGATTTGTCAAAGTCGCGCCGCAACTTGGATGAAGTTATTGACGCTGCCGGAAAAATTGAACGTGAAGACTTGTTTTCAACTGGTGTTCTTGGTGCAGCGACTCGCTCAATCAAAGGCGCTTTGGGTGATGAAAAATACAAGCAACTTAGCAAAGACTTGGCTAACGTGCAGATTTCCAACATGCAAGCTATGGGCGGTTCAATGGAAACTGACGCTGGCAAACAGTTGATGCGTATGGCAAGCGGTGACGAAACTTACCCGCCAGAAGTGCTTAAAAAGATTGCTCGCCGTACCTATGCCGATCTGACAAACTTGGATATGCAAGCAACTGCTGCTTCTAAGTTTGCTAAAAAATACGGTGACAGTAACTTGAATTCTTTCAAACAACAATGGTCACAAAACGCTGATTCAAAAGTGTTTGAAGCCATGAGCGTTTTTGAAAACGTCAAAGACCCTGTTAAGCGTAAAACGGAAATTGATCGTTTGCTTGGAAACAATCCTCAAGAGCGTCAACAGTTCTATCAAAAGTACAATAACATCAAGAAATTGACTGATACTGGAGAACTCTAATGGATGAATTAGGCCAACTGATTCTTGGACAAAAGCCCGCTAACCAAGAGTTAGACAGGTCTAATATCATCGCTCCTAAAAAGAGTGCCATGAGTGGACGAAATCCACAATTGCAACCACAAGAAGAAGGGCCTGACGAATTGGGTTCTTTGATTCTTAACAATGCAGCGCCACAACAAGCACAATCCGCACAGCCTGCACAAGAACAAGGTTTGGTTTCTCAAACCATGCAAAACTTGTTTAAAGCGAAGCAACAAGCGCCAGCATTTGCGGCAAGTGCATTAGACGTTATTGGTAGTGCTCCATCGATGATTGCAGGCACTGTCGGATATGGCGCTGGTCGTCTGTTTGGTTTGTCGCCAGAAGAGGCTACAGCAGCATCACAAAAAGTTGCTGGTAAATTGGCTGAACCTGTTGGAAAACTTACAGGTACAGCAGGAACGCAAGCATATCAACAAGCATTGCCAACGCAAGCAATGCAATATATTGGTGAACACATCAACGAAGGCGCTGAATCAATCTCCAAGAAGTTTGGTCTGCCAGTTCAAGACGTTCAAAATGCTATTAATGCAGCCATGATTGCAGCGCCAGGCATAGCTCGACATGTTGCCCGTGGATTGGCAGAAGCCAAAGCAGCTTTGCCGACTGTTCGCATTGAATCAGTTGCAAAAACTCAGCCTTCTGGTATGCAGTCAGGCGGTGCTGCTGCTACAACAAACAAAGCAACTTTAGACGCTGCCATTGCTCAAGCTACACCTGAATTGGCCGCTCAATTGGCCAAAGAAAATCCAGCGACTATCAATCCAAAGGCTTTGGAACATTACGTTGTTGCAGATAGTTTGCCTGTTCCTGTTCGTCTGACAAAAGGTCAGGCAATGCAAGACCCGACATTGATCTCTAATGAGCGAAATGCAAGAGGACAAGACCCACGTTTGACAGAGGCTTTGAATCAACAAAACAAAGCATTGTTGGAAAACGTTGATGTTGTTAAAGAAAAAATTGCTCCAGATGTGGCTTTTGACTATGTGTCAAATGCAGAAGGTGCAATGGATTTTATTGATCAAAAGATTAAGCAGAATGAACAGGCTACAAACAAAGCCTATCAAGCATTGGACGAATTTGGCGCTGGAAAAATTCAAGTTGATAGTAAGTCATTTGCTGACAACACAATGAAAGTTCTTTCTGAAAAAGAAGACATTGATTTTTTGCCATCTGTAATTGCAAACAAAGTCAAAACTTACCAAGAAGGTAAGCCAATGAACTTTGCACAGTATGAGAATCTTAGAACTCAAATTGCGCGTGAAACTCGTAAAGCACAACGCGCAGATGATGGTAATGCAGTTCATGCGTTAACGCTTGTTCGTGGTGAACTTGAAAAGTTGCCTTTGATTGGAGAAACTGTTGAAGCAAAAGCTTTGGCTGATAAAGCACGAGCAACAGCTAAATCAGAATTTGACGTTCTTAACCGTGAAAGTCCGGCATACAACAAAGTTTATGCAGATTTGGTTAACGGTAAGACAGATACAAAAGACTTTATTCAAAGCGCTGTATTGCGATCTAAAAACAAAGATTTTGCCAAGACAATGGAGTTATTTGATGACCCAACAGCATTGCAGAATTTGCGCTCTGGTGCATTAGATATCATCATTAAAGATTCAACAGATACAAGCGGAAACTTTAAGCCTGCTAAATTTGCAAAACACATTGAAGCATTAGAAACAAACAAGAAACTTTTTCCTTTGTTTGGTGAAGAAGCGCAAGTCCTTAAGAAGATTGCAAAAACAGGTCAATTAATTGAGGCCCGTCCTGCTGGCGCTTTTGTAAACGAATCAAACACGGCTGTTTCTTTGGCTGCTCAATACGGTAAAAAACTTGCAGAACAAACGCCTATTGTTGGTCGATTTGTTGAACCTGCTCGGCAATTAATGCAAGAACGTGCAGCAAAAAAATCAGTCTCAGAATCTTTGCGTCCTGGTGCAGGCGTTAAAATTAAAAACATTGGTAAGGAGTAAAAATGGCAGTAAATCTTTCGCCCATTGGTAACGGCTTTCAGTTCTTTACCACCACAGGAATCCCCCTTAATGGTGGTTTTCTGTACACATATCAAGCCGGTTCAACAACGCCTTCTGCAACCTATACAGATTCGGCTGGAACGATTCAAAACACAAACCCGATTCAATTGGGCACTGATGGCCGTCCACCACAAGAAATCTGGCTTACATCTGGCTCTACATACAAGTTTGTTTTGACTGACTCAAGTAATTCTGTTATTCAAACTTATGACAACTTGTATGGCATTATTGGTATCACGCCTAGTGTGTCCGCTGTGCCTGCTGGTGGAATTATCATGTGGTCTGGCAGCATTGGTTCTATTCCTGCCGGTTATGTAATCTGTGACGGAACAAACGGAACGCCTGATTTGCGTGACCGTTTTGTTGTTGGTAGCGGCCAAACTTTTGCCGTTGGCAATACGGGTGGCTTTACATCTTCGGTCACATCAAACATCGGTACAAACTTGCCTTTGTACTATTCACTGGCCTTTATCCAAAAATCATAATGTCAACTATTGATTCAACCGAAGCCCGTTTGTCTACGCATGAAGAAATTTGTGCAATGCGTTACGAGTCGATAAACAAATCATTGGAAGTCGGTAAGTCGCGCATGGATAAGATGGAATATCTTATTTATGCTGTTTTGGCTGCTGTATTGTTTGGCCCTGGTGCTGCTGCCACATTCTTCAAGCGCTTGATCGGTCTTTGATGTGGACCCGCTTACCGCTATTGCTGCCTTACGCGCTGCATATAGCGGTATTCAGTATTGTTGCCAAGCGTTAGGTGATGGCAAGGTCGAAATTCAAAGAATCAAAAAAGCACAAATGCAAGTTGAACGCAAGTTGAAAGAACTGAAAAGGAAAGAAGATGAATGAAATTCTTAGCGGATTGCTTAAAAATATTGCACCTACTCTTGCCGGTGTTGTTGCTGGTCCTCTTGGGGCTGCTGCTGTCTCTAGTATCGCTAACAGGTTGGGCGTTGGAGAGACTGTTGAGGAGATTTCCAAAGCTATTACAACTGACCCTGTGGCGGTGCAAAAACTCCAAGAGTTAGAACTGGAATATGCAAAGATTGACGCTGCTGACGTGGCAGATGCGCGTAAGAATGGCACTGAGATTGCAACAAGTACAACAGCGCCTTGGTATAGCAAAGTTGTAACGCCTTTATTGGCCGTTGGTGTATTTGCTTTTTGGGGTACTGTGCAATGGTTTTTGATTAATCACAGCGTGTCGTCAGATATGCGTGAAATCGTTACTCGTTTGCTTGGCCAGCTTGATGCAGCATTTATGTTGATCTTGACCTATTACTTTGGTGCATCACACAAACACTAATATGAAAAGCAATTTTGATTCTTCATTTTCTTTGCTTATGACAAGCGAAGGTGGATATGTAAATGACGCCAATGATGCGGGTGGTGAAACTAATCTTGGCGTCACTAAAGCTGCTTGGTCTTCTTATCTTGGCCGTCCTATTCATGACGGTGAAATGAAAGAATTGACAAAAGACGTTGTAAAGCCTTTTTACAAAAAGATGTATTGGGACAAGGTTCATGGCGATGATTTGCCAGTTGGCCTAGATTACGCTGTGTTTGATTTTGCAGTCAATGCAGGTACAGGACGCGCCAGTAAGTTTTTACAACAAGCTGTTGGCGTTGTTGACGATGGAGTCATTGGTTCAAACACAATGATTGCTGTTGCCAAGATGAATCCAAAAACAATCATTGAACAATTCAGCGCGGCTAAAGAATCGTTTTACAAAGCCATTGTGGACAAGAATCCATCGCAAGTTAAGTTTATTAAAGGTTGGCTCGCCCGTGTTGATAACGTTGAAGCCACCTCTAAAAACATGATTGCTTAATCTTCAAAAGCCAACGCAATTGAAATTAAAGACAACATTACAAAAGTAAAAAGAATAGCGCCAAGAATCAAAATTGTTGATAAGACAATAATGTTTGTCATTTTTTGGCCTTTGTGTTTGCTGTTCCTGCTTTTGAATAAATGTGAAATTGCGTCACATCGGTAGACACGCGTTTTTGTGTTTTTGGAAAATTGTTAATCGTGTTGACGGTTTTTCCATAAACAGTTTCCCTTGTTGCTTTTGACTTTGAGCCAAACTTTTCGCCATTGGCTTTTCTGTCTGCATCAATTTTGATTTGCGTAAGAAAGCCTGGCATGTATGTTTTTACATAGTCAGGATGAAATGCGTTAATGATCACGACAAAATCCAATCACAAAAAATAGCAGCCACAATCAAAGCAGCAAGAAGGTGGTAATCACTGATCTCATTCATTTTGATGAACTCCTATGTTCAAACAAATCATGCGCGTGTGGGTATTGCTTACAAAACAATCGAGCCATGTACGGCACTGCATCGTTGTTGATCTTGAATCCACCAGATGCCTCACGCAAGTTTGTGTGATGCCGCAAAAACTCAATAATTGTTCTTGCTGAATAATGATTAAATCCTTTTGTTTTTGCTTTCAAAGCTTCTTGGCAAAACGATTCAAAGATTTTGCTGTTTTCTTTTAGCCAACTGTCAAACTCATTTTGTTTCATATTGGTTCTTTGTAGGTGGGGTACTCGCTACGTTTTGTGGCATTGCAACCATTACCCACGATTTCAAGTCGTGATGGTATCCACAAACATCCGCTTTCCCCCGTTAATCAAAATGGTACGTCTTCGTCTGGAAATACTGAATTACCATGATTTTTTGGCATTGACTTTTGATCGCCTTCGCGTGGTTCAAACAAGTAAGCCCAACCAGACCAACCACCTTCAACCAAAGGCATTTGATCAAGCTTTAACATTTGGCCTTTTTTGGTTTCAATCACGCTGCCAATTCGTTGATAACGGACTTTTTCTTGTCCGTCTTTTTGGTAAGTTCCAGCTTTCACTGTGACTTCATAAATAATTGCCATTTTTCTCTTTCAGTTCGTTAAGTTTCTTAATTTTGCCATCCAGTTCAACCAAGAACTTTTTGACTTCTTCTTCAAGCATTGCAATGTAAGCGTTGTCACGATCAACACGTTTTACAAACAATTGAAGGTCTTCTGGCATCCTTGGGTCAAAAGATGCAAAGTCACACCAATATCTACCAGTACAAGCCATTTGCCATTGCATTTGCGTGTTGTACTTTGACGGCACAGATTGACTTAAAAGTGTATCAATGTGCGTTGATGTGTTTGGACACTTAATCTCAAGCTGACCAACATCACCAACAAGACCGTCAGGAGAAGCGCCAGCAGCCTCAATCGTTGGATGATTGATCATGGCAACTTCATCAACTAAAACGTCAGCATAAGCCTCATACGCTGCACGCGCCAATGGTTCTGTTTCTGTGCCCCATTGCATTGCTGCATTGGAATACGATTCGGCCACGGTGTTGGTCATTCTTTCACATACCAATTGAGCCATGTAGTTGTCGCGACTGGTGCTGTAACCCGTTTTAGTCTTTGCAATAACGTCAGCAACACGGCTGGCGGTCACTTTGCCCAAACGTTGAGAAAACCATTCTGGTGAACCTTGTTCAATCATGATTCATCCCTTACTTTTATCAAAACATACGCCCAAGCCGTATTTGTTTCGTTATAACCTTGTGGCTTGTATTCTTTTGCTTTTTCTTCAATAGCATCCCAAAAAATATGAATTTTTCCGTATTGGTCAATTGAAACCAATGTGCTTGGCTGTTTCATTTTGTAAAACTCAATCATCATTTCAAACTCGCTTTCTTTGCGTCTTTAACTGCAATAATTTTTTTCTGCCAGTTTGCATCTATGCCACAGGCTTTGTAAGCTGATTGGTAAGCTGCTTTTAATGATGCTTCGTCAGTTGCGTCTTGAATAGCCGTGATATGGTCAGCCATTATTGAGCTGTCAATTGTTGGTTTACGACTAGCTGCATTGCCATCATCATCTTCTGGAGCAATTCCACAAGCTGCCATCAAACTGTAGCGCCTAGCGTAAGTAAGCGCAGAACCATAACCCTGTGGGTCTTGTTTGCTGGCAGGAACTTGCAAAATACCGCATTCAAGCATTTCACCTGATTCGTGAATAAACACAGTCTCAACCATGATTCCTGTATTGCAGTCGTAGCATTTCTGAATCATTGCAATTCCGTTATCGTTTAAAGCGTCAATGACAGCTTCAACGCAAGCGGATAGGTCAGCATAGCGTGAACGAAAATGCGGGTTTGTAGCGGTCTTTAAAGCAGGACCAAAGGCTTTTTGAGCCTTGACTAAAGCTGTTGCGATTTGTTTCATTTGAGCACCCAAAAAACTAAGACGATTGTGATTGCCAACAAGATGTAGATAACCGTATCTGCTGGATGTGTTTTTTCCGTGTCTGGTTTCATGATTGGGTCAGCCCATGAATAAAACGTGGAATCTTCAAGAGTGCGGGGGGTTTGAAAGTAAGAAGGTTTCATTGTGTTTCCTAAGTTACCGTTTGCGTTGCGCTGCGGGATGTGTGTAATATAGCCTAGATTATGAGCATTCAACAGAAAAACAAAAAATATTTCACATGTGTTGCTTTGCAACAACAATCTAGCTTATGTTACATTTCAGCTATGACCAAAGAACAGCTTATCAAACTAGCAGGCTCACAGAATGAGCTTGCCAAAATCTTAGGGATTAGTCAGCCTGCTATTTCAGCATGGAAAACTGTTCCTAAAGCGCGACTCTGGCAACTCAGAGTCATCAAACCCAAATGGTTCAAAGGAGTTAAACCATGAAAAAAGCAATCGCAATCATCTTCACAATGTTGGCTATGAGCGCCAGCGCACAAACATCAACACACACCTATTGGGTCAATGGCAAACCAACAACTTGCACAACGACTTGTACTGGTAACTATTGCACAACGAGTTGCTTCTAATGTCATACGCAGAAACAGAACTTAAAATCATTCGTTGGTCAGAAGATCGAAAGATCATTCCTAACAGCACACCCATTGCTCAATGGAAAAAAGCAATGAGCGAGATGGATGAACTACGCGATGGGCTTGTTGCCAATGATCATGCTGAAATCGTAGATGGGATTGGTGACGTTGTTGTTTGCCTGATTAACGTTTGTGCTTTGCTTGATGTCAACTTGGTTGACTGCTTAGAAGCTGCTTATGAACAGATCAAAGATCGCAAGGGTTACATGAATGCTGAAGGCATCTTTGTAAAACAGGTATAATTTTTTGAAACACGGCTAGGTTGGGAGTTGCTACCCAACTGAAAAGAGTTACCCCTTCTCCTGCCGCCGTTTCTTTCCAAAGGGGTTGTTAAAAAGCGGGATTTATGCACTATTACCCATTCCATGTGAGTGACTACATTCACGACACGGCTCATTTGAGCAATGAAGAAGACTTGGCTTTTCGCCGACTTCTTGACCTGTATTACACACAGGAAAAACCAATCCCAAACAAAACCCAAGAGGTTGCCAGACGCATCCGAATGGCTAAACAGATTGGCGCAGTTCAAACAGTTCTTGAGGAATTTTTTGATTTTGATGTGGAGAAAGATTATTGGTATCACAAGAGATGTGATGAAACAATTGCCACATATCAAGCCAAAGCTGAGAGAAACAGGCAGGTTGGAAAGCTAGGCGGTAGACCCAAAGCTAACCCACAAGAAACCCAAGTGGTTTCCAAACAAAACCCTAACCAAGAACCAATAACCAATAACCAAGAACCAAAGATAAAGACGCAGCGCGGTTCCCGCCTGCCTATCGATTGGTCTTTGCCTGAAGCTTGGAAAGCATGGGCAGAAAATGAACGTCCTGATCTTTTGGTAAACAAGGTCGCTGACAGCTTTAAAGACTTTTGGATTTCTAAGCCTGGTGCTGGTGGTAATAAGTTGAATTGGGAAGCAACTTGGCGTAATTGGATTCGCAGTCAATCTGCCCCTAAAGCCTTTGCCAACAAATACGATGTGGCCCACGTCACAACACCAACACCGCCAAACCAAGATGCTGCTTTACGCAAGATTGAGGAAGACCGTAAAAAAGCTGTACCGCCTTCTTTGGAGACATTGGCTCGATTGGCAGAGTTACGCAAAGGAGTGCAAGCATGAACACAAGAGAAAGTTTTATTTTTGCATTAGGTTTGTGGCTTGGCTACTTTATTTCATGCACTATTTTTGTTTGGAGTCACTAATGAGAATAGTTTGTTGGTTTAGCTGCGGAGCCGCAAGCGCAGTCGCGACAAAACTTGCTATATCTGAAAACGCTGGCAAATTGCCTTTAATCATTGCTTATACCGAGGTGGCAGAAGAACATCCAGACAACAAGCGATTTTTAAAAGAATGTGAAACTTGGTTTGGTCAAGAAATTCAGATTCTGCGAAACGAAAAATATCAGGGCAGCATTTTTAACGTTTTTGAAAAGAATCGCTACATTGTTGGAATTGCTGGCGCTCCATGCACAAAGTTCTTGAAAAAAGAAGTTCGCCAGAAATTTGAACAACTAACAGACCGTCAAGTGTTTGGCTATACCGCTGAAGAACAGCACCGCCTAGACCGTTTTATTGATGCCAACAATGATGTGGATATTTGGACACCATTGATTGACAAAGGTCTTTCTAAGGAAGACTGTCTGGCAATGCTTCAAAACGCCAACATTGAATTGCCTGAGATGTATCGCCTTGGCTATCACAACAACAACTGCATTGGTTGCGTAAAAGGTGGAGCTGGTTACTGGAACAAGATTCGTGTGGATTTTCCGCAACACTTTGAACGCATGGCAAAACTTGAGCGAAACATTGGCGCAAGCATTACGAAATCAAAGGGTGAACGGGTTTACCTTGACGAATTGCCACCAGATGCAGGCGACTATCCAAAAGAACAAAACATCGAATGTTCAATTTTTTGTCACATGGCTGAATCGGAGTACAAGTGAATTATTTTGAAGCCCACAAAATTCTTGATGGAATCAAGCATAATCTGTCTTATAATCTAGACACAATCAACAAAGCACTTGAACTGACAGGCGACCTAGATGGATTTCAACCAAGTATTCGACCAGCAAGTAGAACATCTGACCAAGATGGTTTTGCAGAAGGGTTGGGTAGCTTACGCCAAGCAACGGGCGCAAGAACTTGAGGACGAACATCCTGAATTGTTTAAGGGATTGATTGAAGCTGTAAGAGAACGAGTTAATGAACGTAAATGAAAGGCTATGAAATGGAAACCCGTATTGAAACAACTAAGCGCGAGCGTCACATCAATGTTGACGCGCATGAAGATGGCGTCTGGTTAAGTCTTATCGTTGATGGTGGCCGATGCCATGCAACGCTGACAAAAGATCAAGCCAAAGACATGATTGCAGCATTGATTCGTATTGTTGACGGACAAGAACCTAAAAATGCTTTGGTGCTTGCACGTGTTGCTTTGTCGCACACGGCCACTGACTTGCATCATTCAAACTTTGAATTGGAAGAAAAAGCACTTGTTGCAATTGATACTGCATTGGAGCAATTATGAGTTGGCCTTTTCCTAGCTATCCAGCAGTGCCTTGGACTAAAGCACAAGAAAAAGCGTATCAACAAGCACAACGTGCGCAACTGCCAGAGGCTCCGCTATGACAACAGTTTTATTTGTAAAAAAATTTGATGAAGATAGATTGACTAGCATTTGCAAAGTTATTGAAACTGATGATCCAAAAATGTATGTTGGTCAAACATTGAGGGTTGATTTAACCGTAAATGCTGATTTTGATGAAATGCCAGAAAAAGAATTAGAAGGAAAAACTGTTGTTGTTAAATCTTTTCAACCTTGTGAATTAATTGGAATTAATGTATCTATTAAGGAATTGCCATGAGTAAAGAAGCTAAAAAAACTTGCAACAAATGCCTTGTTGAAAAAAATCTGGCTGACTTTTACAGACAGAAAGTTAGCAAAGATGGCTATTTAAGTCATTGCAAATCATGCAGAAACGCTACGATTTCAATTTGGCAGCAAAAGAATCGTGACTTTCTTCTTGAAACAGTAAAAGCTAATGCTAAGAACTGGTACTTAGAAAACAAAGAGAAAAAACAAAAGTACGTAAGTTGTTATGCAAAAACCAACAAGGCTGTTGTCAATGCAAGGTCTGCAAAGCGCAGGGCGGCAGAGATAAAACTAACACCAGCTTGGGCTGACAAACAAGAGATTGCAATGTGGTACGAAGTCGCTGAAGTTTTAAGCAGAGGCGGCGTTAAGTTTCATGTAGATCACATTGCTCCATTGCAAGGCAAGAATGTTTCAGGCTTTCATTCTCAGCACAATCTACAAGTGATTACGGCATCACAAAACATTGCAAAGGGGAATAGATATGAGTGATTTGAAATCTGCTGCAAAACTGGCGCGTCAAATCATTTGGCGCTACCGACATGAGACACCGCTTGGCAATCAACCGTACATGATTGCACATGAAGCTGATGAAGCAATTGAAAGAATTGACCAAGCACTAGCCAAGCAAGAGCAAAGCGTAAACGTGGGTGAGCCTGTAGCAAAAAATTACATTGGTGAGCCTTGGGACTACAAACCCGAAGCCAATAAGAAAACAAAACAACGACCATTCACGAAACAACAAAGAGATTTAATTTGCATAATTTACGACATAGCTACTGGTAGTACAACTATCAACAGCTTGCCACATATTGCAAAAATTGCTAATCAGTTATTGACGGAAGATGTGTACACACAACCAAAGCAAGAGCAAAGCGCTACGCGCGGGGGTGAGCCCGTGGGTGTGTTCCATGAAGATGATGACATAGGTCACGTTGACTTAATTCCAAATCAAGGTTTGTTGCTAAAAGATGGTGACAAGCTCTACACCACACCACAATTCAAGCAAGAGCAGAGTGAGCCTGTGGCGTGGATGTTTGAATATACTGACAAGCGGGTCAAGCCTAAATTTGATAGCGCACCTCACGGCGGGAATTGGCAGCCCCTCTACACAAACTTGCCCACAACATCTTTACAGCAACCTGATGCCTATGGTTATGCAAGGCGACTTGCAGACGCTATTTGGAAAAAGCACTACAAATCCACCGCGCCACAGTGGGAGCCTTTTGATAACCTCATTGGCGTGCTCACGCAGATTGACAACATGACATCAGGACTGACCGCCCGACAAGAGAAGCAGGAGTAAGACATGAGTGTCGAAGACACATTGAAGCTGGCGCTTGACGCATTGGAAGATTCACAACTTTCAAAAACAAATGCCGCCATCAAAGCCCTAGAAGAAGCACTAGCCAACCATTGCGAGGACAACCTCGATATGGTCAAGCAAGAGCAGGGTGAGCCTGTAGCGTGGATGTTTCAGCGCGATGCAATAGCTGAGATGATTAAAGAACAACAGCGTATGGCAAAGCGTATTGATGAACTTGAGGCTGAGTTAGCCCATCAAGAACAAGGTGAGCCTGTGGCGTGGATGAACCCCTATGGTGGAGTTTTGCAACGCTTAGACACTGGCCTTGAAAAATCAACTTACACAATTCCTCTCTACACCACACCACAACAACGCAAACCGCTGACACATAAGCAACGACTTGACTTGCTCATAAAGTTTAAAAAATACGAGCCTAAATGGGATGCACCATCTATTTTGATTGATATGGTTGAAGACGCCCACGACATTAAGGAGTAAGACATGAACACCGAAGAAACAATGAAGCTGGCGCTTGATGAACTGAATCACATCAAACAATGGTGCTTGCGTTCGATTGGCATTGGATTGGTCAATGAAAACGTGCTTGCAGCTATAGAAGAAGCACTAGCCAAGCAAGAGCAGGGTGAGCTTGTGAGCAAAGAACGTATCAGAGAGTTTGAAGATGTTGGATATTGTCTGCTTGCCATTCTTGAACGCGCTGGAGATGGTGCAACAGTGGGAGATGTGATTGGTATTTTGGAGGCACTAGCCGAACAAAAGAAGCCAAAGCAAAAGTGGGAAGGCCAAATTAATAACGATGAATTCTTTGAATCGTTAAAGCAAGAGCAGGGTGAGCCTGTGAAACTACGCCGAGGGAATATTTTGCGCTGTATTGAAACCGATGAACTTTGTGTTGTGTGGGCTACTTCTACGTCAGGAAAGACGCTGGTTAAGTGGGACGGAAACAATTTTGGTGAATACGCGGCAGAGCAAATTGGTGAACTATTTTGGCTTGAGCCTGAATCTAATGATGTTGAAATTGCGGCAGAGCAATCGGACAACTACGCCTCTTTTCATGCTGGCGTTAGATTTGCAAGGGCGAATTCTTTTTCAGTAAAGCAAGAGCAGGGTGAGCCTGTGGCGCAGTCTTTAAAAGACGCTGTGTTCACGGTGCTTGAAGGTTTCACGCTTGACAACAATGTTCGGAAGATACTTGAATCTGCCTACTACACCACACCACAACAACGCAAGCCGCTGACGGATGAAATACCAAAGGGGGTTTTGCTGGCAATCAGCAACGCTGGATTGACGCTTTTGAAAACACAACACGGCTATCAGTTGCAAAAGCTCGGTCCTGTTATTGCCCACAGCATTAAGGACTAAGACATGACACCACAAACTGATTCAACAGGAAACGCTGCAGTAGATAAAAACTACTTTTGGCAACCAATTGCATCATGCCCAAGAAACGTAAAAGTTCAACTGATTGCACGAAAAACAGGTGTAGCAATGTATGGAAAGCTAGAAAAGGGCGATACATACTTTACACATTGGGCTCCTTTGCCAAAGTTTAAAAAGGATGAATCATGAGAAGGGCAGCAAGGGTTGACCAAAACCAAGATCAAATCGTTAGTGCCTTGCGATCTGCTGGCGCTTACGTTTGGATTATTAGCCTGCCAGTTGATCTTTTGGTTGGCTACAACGGTCAAACATACTTGGTTGAAGTTAAAACAGGCCCCACAAAGCGATTAACGAAGTTACAACAAGAGTTTTTTGCAGAGTGGATTGGTGGTAGGTTAGAACGAATTGAAGGGCCTGAAGAGGCTTTAAGAATGATTGGGGTGATATGAGCATTGAAGACACATTGGAAGAACGCCAAAAGACACATGGCAATTTTGAAACTCACGCATTGATTGCTCAAAGCATCAAATGTCAAATGTTCAATGCACATGGTTATGGTGTTTTATCTGCAACACAACGAGAAGCTTTGGACATGATTGCTCACAAGATCGCTCGCATTTTGAACGGCAACCCAAACGTTCATGACCATTGGCACGACATTGCTGGCTACGCTACTTTGGAAGCAGATAGACTCAAGTAAGAAATATCATGATACAATGCTATTATGAAATCAAATCTTACAAACGAACGATTGAAAGAACTTGTTTCCTATGACAAAGAAACTGGCAATTTCTTTAGGCTTGTTTCTGTTGCAAACATCAAATCTGGTTTGGTAATAGCTAAACCAGCTAAGAATGGATATGTACGGATGCACATTGATGGGCATTTGTACTATCTGCATAGATTGGCTTGGTTCTATGAACATAATGAATGGCCCATTGCTATTGACCACATAGATGGCAACAAGTTAAACAACAAAATTGTCAATTTGCGTTGTGCAACTTATGGTCAAAACTTGCAAAACATAAGCATAAAAACCAAGGCAATGTCAGGTTTTAAAGGTGCTTACTTTCATCCAAAAACAAAGAACTGGCAAGCAAAGATCATGATAGATGGAAAAACAAAAAGTCTTGGTTACTACAAAACGCCTGAAGAAGCTCATCAAGCATACATTGATGGAAAAAAGAAATTTCACACATTCAGCCCTGAGTTACGCGCATGAAATTTTATTTAGATGATGAACAGCAAGGACTTGCGGCATTTCGTGATGCTTGGTCAAAGTGTCTTAACGGATTGAAAGCTGGAAAGCAATTTCAGGTAGAAATCAAATACAAACAAAGAAGCAACGAACAAAACGAGAAATTTCACGCCATCATTGGTGACATTGCCAAACAAGCGCAGCACATGGGCGCTAAGTGGTCATCGGAAGACTGGAAACGACTTTTAGTCCAAGAGTTTTGCAAAGAAAAAGGGTTGTCAGCAGGCAAAGTAATACCTAATTTGTCTGGTGATGGCATTGTCCAGCTTGGGATGCAAACAAGAAACTTCACAAAAGAACAAGCAAGCGAGTTTGTTGAATTCTTGTTGGCTTGGTGTGCTGAAAATGGTATTGAACTAAAGGAAACGATATGAAAGAAAAGACATTTTTTCAACTGAAAACAGGCGATGTGATTTTGATGGGTAGCCAGATAATAAAAGTCAAAGGCCGCAGCCTTGGCCGTGATTGGTGCGCCATTCGCACTTCAAAATGTTTGCATCATTTCAGCAAAAGCAAAGTTTTTACGGTGGTTACAGAATGAGAAAACAATGCAAACGCCGTGTTTGGTCAACTAACATCAATCCAGTGGCTCACGCAATCGCTGGCGCTGCTATTGCTGACAAACAATCTTTAGACAAGTTGCGTCTTTGTGAACTTGCAGCAATTGACAACATGGTTCATGGCCGTGGAACCGTAGAAGATTGGCGATGGCTTGCGGACGTGCTTAACATTGCAGAGACAATGGGAAAAAGCGGAATTGGTCCAGAGGTATTGCCTTACTGCGAAAGCGCCCAGAAAGCCTTGTATGAGGCTGCAAAACGCTATGAAGAGACAAAGAAGATGGGATTGTCTGGCGTTGGCATCAAAGCCGTGAAAGACGTTTGGGAATATCACGACCTTCAACGCACAAGCATTGCTCGGTCAGAGTACGAAAAGATGATTCTTAAAACTGCAAACTACATTCGTAGCCATGGAAAAAACGTGGTGGAAATCGCATGATGATTCCAAAGTTCAACTATTTTCGCAGCGTAAAGCATTTGAAAAACGTAGCAAGCCTACCCTGTCAAAACTGCTACATAGAAGGCGAAACCCAAGCTGCCCACAGTAATTGGTCAGATTGGGGAAATAAGGGCCGTGGAATCAAGGCAAGCGATGAATTTACAGCCGCACTATGCCAAAAATGCCACATGGAACTAGATTCAGGCGCTAGGCTCAACAAAGAGCAGCGACGATCATTGTGGCAAATGGCTTATCAAAAAACAGTAAGCCGACTAAAAGGCCAAGGGAAATGGCCTAAGGAGTTGGATTAGTACTTGCGCATATTGGGCAAAGGAGCCGATTTTTGGCTCTGTGCCTCATGGCTGCGGCGCATGGGGTGAGCATGAGCGGCGTCAGTTTTCTCATGTTCTTTGAGTTCTTTTTCAATGGCTGCAATCTTTCGTGCCTCTGCTTTGTACTCGCGTTCCATGACGTAGTGGCCGCCAGGCGTTGCTTTTGCGGTTTTGTTACCACTGAATTTAAAGTTTGTAGCCATTGAAAAAACTCCTATAATATGTTTGACAATTATGCCACTTAGGGCGTAAAGTCACCAGACAAACAATTTCTTAAGGAAATATCATGGGTAAAATGGATACCAAAGCTGCCAAAGGCATGACAGGCGAACGCGAACCAAAGGGCGCAACTTCGTCTGACCGCAGCGGTGAACGCAAAGAAAAACTCGTTGGCGGTGTCGCTATGGGTAAAGAAGATGCAACCGGCAAGGACAAACTGTTCAACACTGGCCGCACCGAAGGCGTTTGCTACACACACAACCGCAGCGAATACCGCTAAAATAACGAAGCCCAAACAGTCGGGAAGGACTGAATGGGCCTCTAGCCACAGCAAATAAGGAGATTTGATATGGTTGAAAAGAATTGTAAATCATGTGACCACTTTGTAGATAGTGGTCATTCAATGGGAACGTGTCGCCGTTTTCCAGCTTACCAAAACAGATCACCCAACGAGCGTTGCGGTGAGTTTTATGCTTTAGGGTACGCTGAACCAGTTCCTGAAATGCTGGCGCTGCCTGTTGTTGATTCATTGCCAAAGCGTAAATATACGCGCAAGGTGGCCGAATGAATATCAAGCCATTGCGTGACAAGATCATCGTTAAGCCTGAACCACGCATTACATCGACCATTGACATTAGCATGATGCAAGAAGTTGAATCCGTTGGCTACGTTGTTGCTATGGGTGACGAAGCCGCAAGGATGGGCTTAAAGATGGGTGACCGTGTTCGATTTGGCACAGCAGGCAAAGAATACAAAGACGAATATTTGAAGTTTGAGCCTTTGACCATTGATGAGCAGAAATGTCTGAAAATGTCTTGGCAAGATATTTGTTTCGTAGAGGAACCGGAAGATGCTCAAACGTAAGATTCAATGGCTGCTTTGGAAACTCGGCAAAATGCTAGAGAAAAAAGACCCAAAAAAGCGACCTCGACTGTATAAGCAAGCAAACGTAGTAACTGGAGAAGATAAATGAAAGAGCAAATTCAAAAGCGCATGGATGAACTAATGGCGCAAGGCAAGCAAATGGAAGTTAATCTACACATGATTAACGGCGCTTTGGAACAATGCAAATGGCAATTAGCCCAACTGGAGACACAAGATGCCCCTGAAGAAATCAGCCAGCAAGAAGGCATTTGAATCTAACGTAAAGGCTGAAATCAAGGCTGGAAAGCCTGTGAAACAGTCAGTCGCAATTGCCTACGCTGAAAAACGTGAGGCTGCTAAAAAGCCAGCCAAGAAAAAATGACCGAAATTACACGCCCCGTAGGTAGACCAAGCCTTTACGACCCTTCTTATTGTGAGGAGGCTATTAGCCTTGGCAAGATAGGAAAATCAACTGAAGCTATTGGTGCTATGTTGGGCGTTGGAACTGCTACTTTGTACCGTTGGATGGATGAGCATCCAGAATTTCGAGAAGCCATCGGCATAGCTAAAGACATGGAGCTTTACTGGTGGGAAGAACAAGCGCAGGCTTACATGATCGAAAACAAAGAAAGCGATAGGCTGAACTCAGGTATTTGGGCAAGGTCAATGGCTGCAAGGTTTCCTAAAAAGTACCGTGAAAGCACAAAGACTGAGATCACGGGTGCTGATGGTGCGCCTTTGCTTTCAGGCATCAACGTGACGTTTGTGAAGCCAGCAGAGGAATGAGCGAAGTAAACACCGCCATTGCTAATGCACAATTTCCCATCAAGCTGCAATGCTTGTTTGAGAAGTCACGCTACAAAGTTCTTTATGGTGGCCGTGGTGGTGCTAAGTCATGGGGTATTGCTCGTGCATTGCTGATTAAAGCGGCCAAAGACCAGTTGCGTATTCTTTGCGCCCGTGAGTTTCAGACTTCAATTCGTGACTCAGTGCATAAACTGTTGTGCGACCAGATTGAATCGCTCGGTTTGATGGGTTTCTATGAGATCACGCAAACAAGCATCAAAGGCAAGAATGGCTCAGAGTTCAGCTTTGTTGGCCTGAAAAACAACGTAGCCAACGTTAAGTCTTATGAAGGCGTTGATATTTGTTGGGTAGAAGAAGCTCAGACAACTAGTCGTCTAAGCTGGAATGTGTTGATTCCTACCATTCGCAAGCCTGGTTCTGAAATCTGGATTAGCTTTAACCCTGAACTTGAATCAGACGAGACTTATCAGCGATTTGTCCTACACGCGCCAGATGATTGCATCGTTGTAAAGA